GGCGCCTTTTCAGCAAACCCGTGCATCATTTCAGGTAAACCAAAAGTAAAGTCAATATAAAACTCACACTGCTGTATTAGTTTATAAAATTCACCTGCTAACGGCTGGGGTGCTGGAAAATGCGGCTCACCCTGCGAACTGTCAACCTCTATAACGGCATTTGGGTTAGCCCAATCCCGTTCCAATTGACCAACATCCTCAACACTGCCGAGGGGAACCAGTAGCTTTAGTCCCGCTGACGCCTGCGCGTGTGATAGTGCCAGTGACCATAACTTGTTTAATAAACGCTGCATGGGGCGGGCTCTGGAAACGTCTGACTTGGGATATGGTGTCTCTGTCCATATGTTAGGCATTGGGATAATTGGATAATGCTCTGTATTTAAGATTGATTCATAAAGCACTATCTGACCAATAGATGCACAAACCTTTATACGTGACTGTTCTATTGGTATAACTTCATATTGTCCTGCCTCGACACGCTGTTGGTTGTCCTCAATAAAACCAATATATTCCTCCTCGCTTAATATAACCTCTTCACCACTTTGCATATCCAATACACGATAAAACTTTACCCTTATCTTAAAAAATCTTTCCAAAACCTGATACTTCTGTCTCTCGAAATAATCTGAACTGTCAACTTCAGCAGGTGTGAATACCTTACGCATGTTCTTATTCTGCGAACTTGGATAATCCTCATCTATATAAGTATCCAAATCCTGAATAAGTCCATCCTCTTCCTCGCCGCTCTCCTCATTCTCATGGGAACCAAGTTCTGGATACAAGCTTACCACCTGTTCACCAGTCAATATTGTAGACAGTATCACGCCTTCAGCGTCATCATACCAGCGGTTACGTGTAGCTGGCGGCACATAAACTCTGAAAGGATTTACACAATTAAATTTTACATCACCTCTGCCAAAATCTGATTCCGGGTCAATATAAACATACAAATAACCCATACCTGTCGTAGCATAGTCATGGATAGCCTGTTTTAACTGGGCATCTCCACTTGAGTTTTCCCATACATAGCTAACAATATCCCGCCATAATGAAGCAGCTTTTACATCTGAATCCTCTCTAGGGGTAATTGTAAATGCCGGGGGACGAGAGGTTAAAACAGCTTTAAACTTTTCAATTGCCGGGCCAATCCTGTCCATAGGCACATCAGCCTGATTTCTGGAGCGTAAGTCATCTATCTCATCAGAACTAAAATGATTTCCAAGAAAGAAATCAATATCATAACGTGCCTCTGTATCCCAATCAGCTCTTGAATCTCTCCAACGACGGTATAATTCTTGGTTATGCTCTGCTCTCTGGTCTGTTTCTAATACCATTATTCTGGCTCATTTTCTAATCTTTGCAAGAGCACCTTACCAAGCAACCCGTGCAATTGAGGACTTATTGATTCAGGGTTAATTGCCCTTCTCTGTAATAAACTTCTTTGCCTTTTAGACAATGGTGTTTCCATACCAAAAGAAGCCATATAAGCAGGAGATAGTTTTGGCACTTGTTGTTTAGACATTAACATTTCTCCATTTTCCTGACGCATTACATATTCATCAGGAGGCAGTACCGGCATTACGCGCCTATCATTTGACATACCCATTAAATTATTACCCTGAACTTGCGGCTCTCTATATTGCAATTGTTCAACTTCGCCGCCCTGTTGATAACCATATACCTCTCCACCCTGTTGGCTACCGGGTACATAACTTTTTAAAGCACCCATAAAATCCTCTGCTCTTTGTGGTGTATCTTTATACCAATCACTTCTTCCTTTGCTAGTATCACTTGGGCTTACCCATTCAACATTTTTAGCAGCAAGGCCATAATCACCAGCTTTCATAGCTTCCCATACACCCGGGAATTTGCCTTTTTGCCTCCAGCCAGTACCTAATTGAAAATTAACCGAACCTATATGATTTATCATTTTTTGACTTGTGATGCCCAGTTCCTTTGCCTGTTCAACAGCAGCCATATAAGCTTTTTCAGAATCATTTTTTCGCCAGTTTTCTGTAGTAGCTTTATCTAACTTTATTATGTCCCCTTGTTTGTCGACAGCAACTTTTCTAGTACCGTAGACTGTATCATAATCAACATATTGTGCTATATCATATTTTTTTAAATCTTTATCTGACATTAGATGGCCTGTACCACCAGTTGGTAAACCCAGACTATCTTTATAGATAAGGTTTAAACTTCCTTCTTTATCTTCTAAATGGTCGAGAAAACTGTCAGGTACAACTCCACCATCTTGATAGTTACCTATAGAAGTACCCCTTTTTTTTACAGGGCCACCGTATCTATAAGGCTCCATAACGGGAGGAGCTCCCTCTCTTACTCTTTTTCCTAAATCTCTTTCTGCCTCTATCCAATCTGAATAATCAGGTGAAACTCCCTCTCTTACTCTTCTCGCTAAATCTCTTTCTGCTTCTATCCAATCTGAATAATCGGGGGTCTCCCCTTCTTGAGAAACTCCATTGAGAGCCACTCCAGCCAGTAAAGCTTCAACCAGTGAGCGAGCATCTGATGGGACATCAAAACCCGGGTCAACATTTTCCATACCGCTCTCTACATAAAAACGCGGGTCTATATCTTTATATTTATCTTTCATATAAAAACCCGGGTCTACCTGTCCACCTTGCTGATAATGCGGGGGTCGTGCTTTTTGCAGGGAACTAGCTACAGTAGCGGAGGCAATCAGCTTATCAATGGCGCTATGAGCTCCGCCAGCATCATTTAATACTTCGAGGTTATCAACACCAAGGGCATTGACTGCCTTTCTATTTATTACGAATTCGCCGGGCTCTAACATGGCTGGCACCACATCACCCATAGCCTGTCTACGGAAATTAGGCAGGTTTGGCATTAGATTGTATTATTGTACATTTGTCAAAAGCGAGGAATTGTAGTTAAACTACATCAAATAATATTACCACATAATATTATATAGATGCAAGTCTTTTTTAAATTATTTTAATAACGGGCTCCGGTTAACCAGTTGTATAGTTTTTTATCGGTACTTTTCTTTGTCTTTCTTTTATGACTTTTAAAGTCATCGGTTGACATTTTGGTTGACTTCGGGGCTCTGGCAAAATAGTCAGCATAATAAAGAGCATCCATGAGGTCATCGTTACGAGGCTTGGGGTGTTCAAAGAATTCATCCACTAATTCAGTCATTTCTCTTTTTATGTAAAGCTTCTTACTGTTTACTATCGGCCCTAGTGTTGTTTCAAGCCTATCTTCCTTCTTTATCCTAGCCGGCGGCTTGACACCTTTAAATAATCCGGGGGTTAATCTCTTTTCATTGGCAGACATGCGGGTAACCATATCCCTGACCATCTCCTGTGCCGCAACTGTTTCTATGGTTACGCGCCTTACAGGGGCATACTTCTTGGCGATATCCACTATTTTCTGAGGAACATCGAATGTCGGTATGCGTTCCCTGAAATATTCCAGCACATAACGGTTACTGCTTGAATCTATACCCATAACCATTATAACCTGATAATCAGATGTAGCTGTAGCTGTGGCTGCCAAGTCAACACCAATGTAAATATTAATGGGGGTTATAGTTTCATTATCTACAATGTAATTAAAACCGTTCATTAGCTTACGCTCTCCATTGTAATGCTGAATACGGTCAATCTTAAAAGCAGCGTTAGTTATATCCCGAGCGTCATTCATATACTCCTGAGCAAACTTATTCACTAAACCAGCTTCAATAAACTCCCGTTTCTTGTTTTTAAGCTTTTTAAGTGAAAACTGCTCGGGCCAAACGGACTTGCCCTCTTCTATAGCCCTGTGGAATATAACGTCCCAAGGATATGAACGCTTATTTTCCATGGCTTTCTTATACCCATCATAAGTCATCTGTAGAAAACTGTCATAATGGACAATAGTACCGGCTAACCATATCCAGCCTTCATTGCCCGGAGTTTCCTCAAGGGCGGGATATATTGTAGAAACCACCCACTTTTTGATTTCCCGGCGGCGTTCAGGGGTTTTAGTGTTTAATTCAGATTCAAAGTCATCAAGGATGATACCGGTATAACGCACATCTACCTCGGCCCTTCCTCGAAGTCTCTGGCTGGTACCTTTGGCAATTACCCGGTCACCCTTGGGTGTTACTAAATCCTTCTCCGTCCAACGCTTTCCGAAGCTGCCGCCATCCATATTACCAAAATAGTACTTTATCATTTTATTATCCTCAAAATGACTGCGCAGGTACTTCAGGTGGTCGATAGCCTGTCCCTGTTCTTCTGATACCCACGCTATGAAATTCTGGCTGTCATCGGGAGAAAAACATAATTTATGCAGAATAGCAGCTTTGGAGAGTATTGATTTCCCAAAACCACGGGGGAGGATGATGCAGATACGCTGTCCGGGTCTTGTAGATATGAGCTTTTTGGATACTATGTAATGACAATCGGGAGTAGATGATTTAAGTAAAAAATCGCGAGGCAGGAAAGCTCGGCCAAAGAAAACTAAATCTTTGTATGACTTGGCTAGGATATCATCCCGCCTCGCCATTTCTTCAGGAGCTGGTATTATATTGAAGCTCTCTAGCTCTTTTTCGGGCTTTATAAGCTTCTCTTTTTCTTTTTTTATTTTCTTCGGCAAGTCGTCTTTTTAACCTTTTCCTATCTTTCGCCTTACTATTTGGCATTCTTTGATAGATTGCTAATTGAAGCGTATGATATCAGCCTGTCAATAGCTGAATGTGCGTTCTTCACTATCCCACTACTGTCAAAAGGGATACTGACACCAACATTCCAATAATCAGTCGGGCGGCCAAGGTTCTCATAACTGCCACCTATACCATATTTTCCAAGAGGTAACTCAAACCTACCCCGTTCAAACGCAGATAAGCGGTTTCCCGGGGCAAGTTTCAAACCCATTAATCCATATAAGCCCTTCGCGAGATTTGTAGCGTTGGTATCTTTGGGACGTTGCTCGATGGCACCAACGGAAAACCGTGTACTTGGGTCTGGATATCCGCGGAATGGTATTCTAGGTTTAATGTTTGAAGGCATAAGCTATGATTTTCTAAGTCTGCCTTTTCCACGGCGTTTAATGCCCAGTAATTTATTGGTAGACCGTTTTAAGTCCCGGGCGGTATCCCTGCCCACTAAAACGGTGGTTACTATGTTTACAGCCTTGTTAAACTTACGTAATCCTATCATTTTTTTATTTTCCTTTACGTTTGCGTTTATAGCCCCTCATGGACAAGTCTTAAAACCCTTGAACTAATTCGGCAGGAGTGTTTTGATTTTAATGGTATATAAACACCCACCCCAGTAATACGAACAAGGATATTCCCAGTAGTTATTAACTTTTGCTATTACCATCTTTAGGCGCTTCTATCATACCCGTTTCTAAACCCTTCAGCTGTTCTTTCGAAAAACCGGTGAATTCCTGAAACATGGCAATTGTATCCGTTTTCTTCTCGGTTGATAATAAACCGGCTATCTTCATCAATGTCTCAATAGCACGAAGCTTGTCAGAATCGCGAGAACCGGTCTTATCAACGATTGTCTTCGCCGCTTCCAGTAAATATACCTTGGTAATGCCAATATCATCCAGAAGTAACTCAATCTCTTTGTTTATCAATGTTCTTATCCTCTTTTGTCTTAAAAATAGCTTTGAACGCTTTATAGCGTAATCCTTGGAGTTCGTGGGAAACGCGCGCATGTATGCCTGCGGCGGTTCCATGCCGCTGGCAACAAGCTTTGCGAACATGCGTTCACGGTGAGTAAGATACTGCTTGTTACCCCTCCCACCTCCAAATGTGTAAATGTTCTTCGGCGGGCCACCTTCTAACTTGTAATCCTTGGTAACATAGTATGTTCCAAGTAAAGTCCGCACATATGGCGTCTTTTTATTGTATTGAGTACTCTTTATTACCGCCCGCTTTAAAATACCTAATACCTGTCCATCATCTGTTAAAGCCCAATCCCCCTCTTTAGCACTCCGCCAATCTGAACAAACACTGCCAGCACCCTCATGCTCCTTGAATTCGTCAATATTATTGTATATCCGGTGCTCTGTATCCTTTATCGTCTTTGTATACAAATTAGGCCACTCCGCCTATAGGTAGAAAATCAAGATAAGTTAATAAATCCGGGGACTCAATATCATCAACTAACATCAATATCTCGGATATGAATACAAAATCGCCGGTATCTCTGAACTTCTCAGCTAAAACCTTTAATAACTCAATCTGGTCTCCAAGTGTGAACCCTATATCATCTAAATAGTAATCCATACCCCTAAATTAATATAAAAGTATAATACGATTCAATCCCTATTATTAAAAATAAATTATATTTTACTTGACAAATAAACTATACTATAATAAATTCAACCGCCCGAAAGGGCGATAATATAATAATTACTATCTATTACTATAGTATTACTATATTACTATTATAGTACTATATTAATATATTACTACTATATTACTATTCCACATACTATACTATATTACTACTATACTACTATATTACTATAGTATAATATATTACCCGCGATAAAAAAAAGAAGCAAATCCTGAAAAAATTGAAAATAATATATAATTATGGGTGCGTCTCTTTTATTTATATGGTATCCCCCCCTATAGCCAATTCAGGTTGAGTTTTC